CAACTCAAGGATGTCCGAGAGCTTCTTGGTGCCGGCAGGGATCTTGCCGAAGGCTGCGATGGCATCTTCGATGCCCTGAAACGCCGCCATGCCGTCGCCAGCATCTGCGACAACATCCCCAATAACCGCTGGAACGCCAGTGGGTGTGATTGAACTCATTGTCTCCCCTCCTCAATTAAGCCGGCGAAACTGCTTCGTCGGCAAAGCTGTTGAGCACATTCAGCCAACAGCCGTCGGGAGATTGTAACGCACTTTGAATCAGAGGGAGGAACAAAACGAACGCCTTCCTCGATTCCAGAATCGTATCAGGTCCAGCCATCATTCCTGCGCCGATGCATCGTAGGCAAGTACCTGCCCATCTGTTACGCCTGATACATCTACGTCGTACAGGTCGCCAATTTTTGCACCCGTTACCGGTGTACCCTGGGCAATGGTAAAGTTGTCGCGCTTAATCCGAAAGGTAAAGGTCAGCACTTGAGCAAACCGGCGCGGCGCGTCAATGGTATCTATATCAACGTCATTGAATTGTACGCTCTCCACGTTCACGCCGTTGTATGTGCCGCTAACGCGATCCAATGCACCGCGTACTTTGTCGCCAAGATCAGCAGCCAGGGCATACGTATCCGCATAGCAAAGGAATTCAAAGCGTACTTCGTCCAGCTTACTCGGCCCGTCGTGCGTGTCCTCAGGCGCAACGCTCTGCAACTGGTAAACGATAAACGGCGTGGCGGTTTCCTGCTCGGCTACCTCTGGAAATACCTTGACGCCAACAATGTCGGTGACGTCTGTGTTTTGCGTCAGTATTACGTACGCGGCTATTCCTGCATTCATTTCTTTTTTCCTTTTGCTTTCGCTGCTTTGCGAATTTGAAACTCGTATTTCTTGCGCATCTTCGTGAGCGCCTCGCCCCGCTTGTTTGCAATCGACCGAGCAAACACGCCTTTGTTTCTGTTGTTGCCTTTTATAAATTGGTCATCACCTTCGACGATGTTGGCGAACCATGCATCAGCGTCTTTTGGTGCTTTCCTTCCTACGCGCGGCCCAACCCAGTAAGTGCTTTTTTGTTTATCAATCAACCAAACCTTAATGGATCGGTTCAGCGTTCCCGGCTTAATGTTGTCGCTATCCTTTATTTCTTTTTGTCCTCGACGGATTCGAATGGTTTCACGCGCATCAACAATGTTTTTTTTCATTTCATCCTTGTAAATTTTGCCAACTGCGCGATGAATCTGCTTTTGTATTTTGGGATTAGTAACCTGTTTGCGCATCTGCTCAAATTGTTTCAGCAGCGGCTTTATGTCTGCGCCGATTCCTTCAAAACCAACCTGTCCACCTTTCTGCTCAAGTGATCCCTGTGCCATGTGTTCCCGTTATTTCGCAAAGCAAGATAAGCTGATCATTGCGCCCAACTTCCTCAATGCCTTGAATGGTGTACGTGTTGCTGTTGTAGATAACGCGGTCCGCTGGATTGATTGCCCGCGTGTCCGTGCTGCTCCGTATCTTAAACCGTAGCCGTTGCACCGGCATATCCTGATCACCTGTAATTTTTTCCGCCATACCTTCGCCGGCCTTCATCAGTTCAGCCCATACGGTTACCAACGTAGACCAGGACGGCACGCGCTCACCGTAGGCGTTGGTGCTGGTGGTGTAGCTCTGCACCTCTATACGTCTATCGCTTTGTCCTATCCTCATACTGAAGTAATAACGCGGTAAGGGTTAAGGATAGCATACAAGCCAAGCGGTAAGGTGGTCGCAATTGTACCGGCTACAACTGGCTGCCGCTGTTCGTATAGGTGTGCAACCATCCACCGAATGGCAGTAATGAAAGGCTTTGGTATATCGGCTTCCGCATAACCGACGTTCATATTGACCTGCACCGCGTTAAAAGTGTCGTCATAAAGATCGGGCACGCTGTCGAATGTGATCCGCGCGGCTTTGGTTTTTATATCAGCCCACCACTTAGTTGTCGCCAGCGTCTGCGTGGCGTTCGCCGTGTCCTTGTACTGCACTGAAGCAATGGAGTTGACCGGACCAATAGGCAGACGGACGTTGTAAAAGAAATCAATGTACCCCACGGCGGTCACGTCACCGAGCCGCGTGTTGCAATAGTCTTCAATCCACGCTATCGCTGCATCTCGATAGGCTTCGATTAACGTGTCTTCGTCCGTGTGATCCACGCGCAAATGTTCCTTTAACTGTGCCACGGTTATAATGCTGTCGAGGTCGGGCGTGCCTGTTATTTCTACGGTCATCATGTCGCTAAAATACGGACAAAAAAAAGAGGGGCCGAAGCCCCTCCTTTCCAAACAAATAACCCAACCAAATTAGGAGAGCTTTACCGCTCGGCTCAATGCGCCGCCTTGTCGGATACCAAAGTCAAAGAATCGGTTCACGTGCAATGCAATTTGTGCAGTTGACGCGTTAGAATATTGGTCAATTAAGATGTCAATTCCTCCGAAGTAGGCGAGCAATCCGCCCTGTGCAAAGTTTCCGAAAATCATTCGGCCACCTGTTCCAGTTGCGTCAAGCGTATCATTCACCAAGTAAGGCGTAGCAACTGCGTTGTACATATTGAACTGGCCATTTTCCCAAAGTGCGTTAACATCTGCAACCTGTGCCAATGACTTTGAAAGCAAGTAAGCCTGTGGGCTCATGACGTAAGAAGCGCCTCCAAGGTTTCCACCTGCTGCAAGAACAGCGGATTCCATTGCGTTTGCAACTGTTGCATTCAAAGCAGCATCAGCAGTGTTGTAAACATCTACGTCAGTCGATGCCATAATAGCGTCGAAAGCATAGTCGTCAACATATGCATTCATAGCTGCGGCCAACTCGTTAGCAATCAAAGCATCCACCTCTGCACCGCCCTGCAAAATCAATTGCTTGCTGTACTTGGTATTAGCTGCTACGCGTGTTGGTGTCAATGAAAGTTCATCCATTTCCATGCCTGAAGCTGTATCGGCTTCTACTTCTGTCGCTCCTGTACCTGCGGCCTTAGCGCTTACACGTGGAAACTGCAAGTTGCCTGTGGCGTTTCGAATTACTGTTGTTCCGAGTCCTTCCAATACGGTAGGGGCGCGCAGTGCTTCGATTGCAGCAGGTACAACAGTTGGGACAAATCCAGAACCGTCGCCGCTTCCTGCTTGGAAGTCGTCAGCACCTCCAGCACGCAAAGCGATTGAAGGAATTGCAATCTGTCCAGCCATCTGAAGTCCTTGGCTTCGTGCTTCCTTGCTTGCCTCACTTGCCCACTCTGCTTCGGCACCTTCCAAGTTGCGACCGTTTGCAACGGCAGCGACTGCACGGCTTAGGGAAAAAGAACCGTTCACGCGCTCAACTTCGCGTTGCTCGGATGCGCCAGCTGTACCGCTCTGCGCCATTCGTGCAACCATATCCTGCTCACGTGTTTTGTGCTTAATCTTAACGTCCAAGTCCTGCATCATGCTGTCGAGCTTGTCGCATCGTTCTTGTTCTGCTTCTGTCATAACGCGGCCCTCTGAGTCCGCCTTTTGGCCAATGGCTACGAATTCTTCGTAGTTCGCATTGCGCTGGCCTTTCAAATCGTTTAAAGTCATCTTTGTAATGTTTTGCGTAAAGTTACGCGGTTCTGTTTTTATCGTTGCAGGTTCTGCGCGTTCTTCCGTTTCCGGTTCTGCTGCTACCTGTTCTTCTTTCAATTCCTCCACTTCCTGCGCCGCCGCTGCCATGTTTCGCGCGTATACTGAAGCCGTCGGGCTTGCTGGGTATGTTACTGCTGACGTATCCAATAGCTTACCAACCTTGGTAATGGTTCGCGTGCTGCGGTCCTCGCTCCATTCGTCTGCCTCGATTGTAAAGGCAAACGAGCTTTGTGAAATATCGCCGCGCTTGATCAGCTTGTAAAGGTCGCGCCCGTCCTGCGTGTCGGCAAGTGCCGCGCGATACTTTAAACCCGTTTCGTCAACGCTCAGTTCTAGCGTGCCGTTCGTAGTTCGTGCCAAAGGTGCGCCGGTATGGTTAAGCAAAAATCTTACATCATCCTCCATGACGCCATCAAATGCGCCACGTGCTACGGTTTCTTTGAAGTAACCTAAATCGTACTCAACCTCGAAATTGCTTGCATAGCCTTCGACTACCAAAGCATCGTCGCCAGCGGCCCGCACTTCTGCCGTTCGCAGTTCTACGTTCTCACCGTACTGGCTGCGCAGCTCATCGGTGCGCTTATCTTCTTTATTGTCCATTGTTCTGTGTTTCTGAAACTTTATCGGAATAAGCGCCTAGCCTATCCAGTGCAATTTGATTAACTGCAACCGTATGCGTATCGCCTCCCTCCGTTGGGTTTAGTTCTTCCTTGCCCCTGACTTCGTTAATACTCAGCACGCCGTTATTGAGCATCTTGGTGTAGAAATCTGCGCGGCTCTGCATATCGCCACGGTACAAATCGTTGAGGTTAAACTTGCTGTATATCTGGGGGCGCTCGCGTGACTGGATCAGCTTGCGATCAATCTCCTGTTCGATGCGCTTGGCCCATGGTGCAATGGTGTGCCGTGCAAATTGCAAATTCTGCTGTTCGACGTTGTTGTAAGTTGTTTGGCTTTCGAGCTGTACTAATGTAGGGGGCACGCTGAAAATGCGGCAAATTTCTTCCGCTTGGAATTTACGCGTTTCGATAAATTGCGCTTCGTCCGGGCTGATGCTGATGCGCGAATATTTAAAGCCAAACGGCAGCAATTTGGTGCCGGCTTGGTTTTGCGATTTGTTCCAACTGCCTTGTATCATGTCCATCTGCTCTTTTTTCAAAGGCTGGTCACTTGACAAAATACCGGTCATCTGGCCGTTACTACCGAAATATTCAGCGCCGAAATTTTCCGCCGATTTCGCTAAACCAAGATTTTCGCGATGCAATCGAATAGGGCTTTTTCGCTGCAAATTGCATATTTCTAGCATATTCTCAGGCTGAACTATGCCCACGTTGCGCACGCTATACACTAACTGCCCGTTCACGTTCTTGCGGTCTACGTCGTAAAAGTCTAAGCATATCAGGCTGGTAACGTATCCGCGCGTATCGCGGTCAATAAGTGCATAACCTACGCCGTTTAATACGGCATTGCTTACGATTGTCTCCCAAAATTCATAAGCCGTTTGATACTCGTTTGGCTTGTATTTGACAACATCGTGCGCCGGGTGCAAATTGGCAACGTCTATTTCTCGGCCTTGCTTTTCGTAGATATCAAGCCCCAAACTGGCCACGGTGGAAGCGATTTTGTAGGTGCAAGCGTAAACGGTGGCAATAGTAAGCGCCGTGGTTTCGTTAATATTTGCCCCCGAAATAGTTTGCCCGTATATACCTAGTTCATTCGGTATTGCTTGGCTGTCGTATTTGCCGACTCGATACCGAAAAAGCGCGTTAATTCTGTCGCGTAGTGTTGCCATATTGGTCGCAATTTACGAAAGGGAAATTATGTCAAAAATAGTATCATTTGCGCCGTTCGTTTTGTGGTGTCCATATTCATTCATCGCAATGATGGACGCAATAACGCCATCGACCTTTTTGCTTTCGTGCTTTTCTTTCGTCACGCGCTTGTTTTCGTTGACGTCGGTATAAACGACCGCGCACCCCATTTGCCAGCGCAGTACCTCGTTACCTCCGTGGATAATGTTGCTTTTCATCATCTGCATCTCAAATTCCTTCGTGGGGCCGTTCATAGTGGTAATATTTTGCGCCATCGGGTGCATTTCGATATCGTCCTGTATCAATTCGCTAACGATATACGTGCTGAATCGTGGGTCATAGCCTATAGAACGAATGTCATATTTCGCGCATTGTTCTGTTATATAGTCTTTGACGTATCGAAAATCCGTGACGTTTCCGGGCGTTATAGTGATATCGCCGTTTTTTGCAAAGCGCACATAGTCAATGCCTGCGCTTAATTTCTTGCTCTGTGCCTTTTCTTGATTGACAAATTGATGAACAACGAGATAGAAACAATCGTGTTCTTCGTCACGAAATAGAAGCGCAAACGCCGTCAAATCCTGCGTAGATGCTAAATCTAAGCCCCCAAAAGCCGGCAAATTAGGCAAACGCTCCCACGGTATAGGGTCCGCGCCTTGCATAAAAATATCGTCCGGAATCCAAGCGTGTTCGGCACTTGTCCAAATATTCAGGTTCAGACGCAAAAACGTATTTAAATACGACGGGACCGCTTGCGCTTTCTTGCTTTCTTGCTCAAAATACGCTTTTGTGCAGATGCTTCCATAT